AGCACGATAAATTCGGCGTCGTATTCCGAAAGCTGCAGCTGCGTGATCGCACGACGCAGCCAGTCGAGCTTCGTGCCGGTCGTCGCGCGGTTGTACGCCGTCGCCTGATTCATCAGGCCGTTGAGCGTGCCAACGGTGCCGTCGCCGTTGAGGATCTCGTCTTCTTCCTCCAGTGCGAGGCCATAGAGCAAGCGGCCGTTGATGTAGCTCGCGAGCATCGGGGCATCGTCCAGCACCTGGCGCGACGCCAGGATGAAATGCGCAAGCGTCACGACCGGCGCGTTCGCCAGAGTGAACGTGATGTCCGACTCGTTCTTGAGCGTATTTTCCGCGGCTACCGTGGGCGAGCCGCCCGCCTGAGGCCCTGCGTTGTTCGTGAAAACATTTTCTTTCACGTACTGGACGAGGTTGCTGGTGGTCTGACCGGTTGGGATCAGTTCACGGATACGCAGCCGGCGATTCGGCAATGACTGGATCCCGGCGAGACGCTGATCCGGAACCAGCGGCTGGTTCTGACCACTCGCGTTGATGATGGCTTTCGTGTCGAAGCCCTTCACCTCGAGGCGCGCCTTGCGCATCTTCACCAACGCGGAGCCAGCGTCCCCGCCGACAGAGCCCTTGTATTCCTCCGACTCGAGGAACATCTGACCGAGCGACTTCTGCACCGGGGGTGCGTCACCCTGCCGGTTGTCCTTCGCCTCGATTTTGTCGATGCGCGTGCCGAGCGTGTTGATTCGCTCAACCGCAGACTCGAGGGCCGCCTTCGTCTCGATGGCGACCTTGCCTGAATCCTTGACCTGCTGGTTCGCTGCATCGATGAGCGTTTTGATTTCCTTATGTGTGCCCAGAAACGCCGTCTTCATGTCCTCGAGCGACTTGATCGAGGCCGGGTCCGGTGCGTCCTTTCGATCCATCGGGCGGGCGAAGTGATCGCGTGCGAGGTGGGACTTGCCATTCGGCACCAGAACCTTGCCGCCGACGCTTCGCTCGAATCCGAACAGGGCGCGTTGCACGCACCGCTTGATAATGTTCATTTCTGGGGGATCTCCAGTTTTGGGAGTGGGGTTTTGAGCACTTCGAACAGTTCGCCGAAGTGTTTGCTCTCCGCGTCACTCGCAGGCTCACCCCGCGCGATCCGTGAGAAGCGCGACACCATGGAAGACGCCGCCGACTTCGAAAGCCCGGCTGCCTCACGCAGGAAGGCTTCGAAGTCTGAAAGTTTCGTGCACTCGTCGAGCATCTGCTTGACGCTCGCGGTATCCACGCGCGCCTCCTGCTCGGCTGGCATGGAGACGATCGAAATTTCGTAGAGGTCGAATGACCGGATGATGCGGCCGCCGTCCTTCTGCGGTTCCCAGTCGACCGAGTAGCCGCCGATGGATAGGCCGTTCAGCGCTCCGAATTTCAGGTTTGCCCCGTGGTCACGCGCTTCGGTGTTGCCGGGGGTCAGAGCTCCGCGGACCTTCAGGCCCTTGTCATCCTCGGCGTAGGTGAGCCACTTGCCAGGCACGCGCCCGGGGTTATGGCCGAACAGCATCATGGGCCGCCGAGTCTTCAGAGATTCGAGAAAAGCCCCTTTGATCACGGTGTCGCCGTAGCTGTCGATCCGGCCCCACACGCTCGCGTAGCCTTCGAACTCTAGCGGCTCGTTGTCGGCCTTCTGCTCAAACTTCAGGTCGGCGAGCTCGAGCGGCAGATCGCGACGATCCTTGCACGCCAGGTATCGGAGTTCCTTTGTCTCCATCCCCCGCGGCATGCTGGGGATCAGCCCAACCGGGCGTGGACTGTTTACGGCAGCGCCTCCGTGCAGGATCCAGCGTTCGAAGCTCGAAGCGAATTGAGCGAGGCTGCGGCGGTTCATATCAAGCTCCCGCGGGTGATGTAGGTGCCGCTGGCGTCGGGACTCTACCCAAAGTCTCGATTGGCGTCATAGCAGACTGCACGGTGAGCGCGTCGGTGTTTTTCTGCGTCGACTGCGGCAGCTTCAGCACGCGGCGTATCTCGTTGCGGCTCATGATGCCGTTGTTCGCGTAGCCGCTGTAGAGCTCCGAGAGCGCCTTACTATCCAAAGCGAGAAGCGCGCGCTCATCGATATCGACAAACACTTTACGGCGGTCGGCAGTGGGGATGATGCGCCGGTTGTATGTGACGACCATGCGCTGCAGGTATGGGCGCAGCGTGTACGTCAGGAAGCCCAGGTTCATCTGCTCAAGGCCGGTACCCCAGCTCGTAGCTTTCTCGGTCTCCATGAGCAGGAAGAGCGGCACGCCGAAGATTCGCGCAATTTCTGCGATCTGGAACGTGCGCGTCTGAAGCATCTGCATGTCTTCGGGCGAGACTGTGATCGCCTGATACTTCAGCGCCCCCTCCATCAACCAGAAGCGCTTCCCGTCCGATCCGCCCTCGGCCATGCCGCCGTATTCCTTGCGGATTTGCGTGCGCTGGGCATCTGTGAGCAGCTTCTCGCTCGTCATCACGCCCGATGGCCGGCCGCCGCTGGCGAAAAAACTACCCGCGTAGCGTTCTGCGCCGACAGTTACACCGAGAGTCTGACGCGCCAGGCCGAGCGGCGAGAGCCCCATCACCCCATCCACCGAGAACGCGCGTAGGTGAAGCACGCGGCCCTTCTCTACAATCTGCGGCGAGCCGAACCTGTCCGGGTACAGGTACTGCAGAGCCAACTGCGGCGTGCGCTCCACCTGCATACGATCAATCTTGTAGGGCCAGAGCTCCGCGGGGCGCCCCTCGCTCTGCCGCACTATCTGGCTGTAGCCATTGCCCCAGCCGGCCATCGCGGCGAATTGCGTCTCGCGCCACTCATCGCCTGCCATGTCCTCGTTCGGTTCTTCCACGATCTGGTTCAACCAGTGCGAGTCGGCAAGGGGTGCGCGATCGCCACCCGCGACGGTCTGGTACGTGCGCATCGGTAGCGCCGCACACGTCTCGGCAATGATGCGGATTGAGCGAACCACAGCGGAAATCTGCATCGCCCGTTCGTCGCTCACGGGCTGCATCGATTCGTTGGAGCCTCCCAGCGGGCCTGGCCACTGGATCCCGATATCAGGATTCCAAAGGCCGCCTACGAGGTAGCGCATCCACGATTTCCACGTGATCGCCACGGGGTTACGCGCTCACCGGGTTCATGATTGCCCGGTTAAAAGCCTCCATCTCATCGACGGCGGCCACACCGAAACACATGAAGAGGCAGGCCATGCCGTCGATCTTCTCAGCTGAGCGCTTGCGGTCTGGGGCTTCGTTCATGTTGGCGTCTCTTCGCGGCACGACGTTCGCCGCGTTCCACGTCAGCACCGGATTTCCCCCGTGGCGCAGCCGCCCGGAAGTGTACGCAATTTCGCAAGCCTTCATAGCCGAGTTATAGGACTTCGGGCCCTGGATGAATTGCTCGAGCGGCAGGCCCTCATTGATGAGCGCGTTCGCAGTTGCCGTTGCGTTCCAGGGATCGAAGGCTATTTTCTGCGGCTGAAAGCGGCCGTAATCCTCGATTATTTCGCGCTCGATGACCTCATAGTCGTGCGTGTCGCCTTCGGTCTGCGTCAGGAAGCCTGCCTTGATCCAACTCGCGTATGGCACCGAGCGTGTCTCGGTGCGCAACCGTACCGCGTCGTTGGGTACCCAGAATCGTCCCCAGGTCCACCAAATGTCTTCATAGAGCCACAGCAGACGCCAGGCAACCATATCAGTCGTGCTCGCAAGGTCGAAAGCTCCCCAGCACGGTGCGCCTCGCAGCCGCTCGAGGTCGACCTCTCCGGAGCAGCGGCGCCACTTCGTGAGGTTCACCCAAGCGGAAGCGCTCGCGGCAGGCCGGTTGCAGCGCTTGATCAGGAACTCGCCGTGCACGCTCGGCATCGCCTGAGCGTTTATCGCGAGCTTCTTCATCTCGGCCATCAATAGCGGATTGACGGCGAGGAGCGGATTCGCCTTGATCCACTTCGTTGAATCGAACTCGGACCCCTCCGGATCGTCATCATCCAGGGCGTAGATGATCGCGAGGAAATGATCGGCCGTGAGCACTCGATTCAGGATGTGCTTTGAGAAGTTGCGCAGATCTGCCCAGGGACCTGGGCTCTCATACCCTTCGGTTGTCGTGTACAGCGTGAGCGGGTTTTTCCTCGCGCCGGCAGCCGAGCGCAGCACATTGAGCAAATCCGGCGTCTTGTGGGCGTGTATCTCGTCGAGCTCCATCACGGAAGGGTTGAGCCCGTCCTGCGTGGAGGCTTTCGCATTGATCGGCTTGAACGTGCCACCAATCTCCGCCCGCAGGATCGCGTTCGCGAACGGCTCAAGATCATAGGTCTCGCGCAATCCGGTCGACTTCTCGACCATCCGCTTCGCAATGTTGAAGACGATGCGCGCCTGGCTTCCGGTCGTCGCAGCGCTGATCAGCTGGGGACCGACCTCGTGCTCGAGGCAGTAGCAGCTGAGGAGGATGGCAGCGGCGAGCGTGCTCTTTGCGTTCTTTCTGGCAACCGCGAATAGCGCCTCGCTGAAGCGGCGTCCGCCGTTGAGGCCCCGGAAGCCGAACAATTGAGCAACGAAAAAGATCTGGGCCGGCTCGAGGATGATCAGATTGTCTGGATTCTCCGGTG